CTGTGCGCCTGCTGCCGCGCCACCTCACGTAGCGTATCAACAAACCGCCCCTCGCGCGCGTTCAGGCGCTCGCCCCGTATCGCCTTGTCGACCGCCGCCACGGCGGCCGGGCCTTCCATGCGGGCATTTGGCGCCATGTCGGCATACCAGTTGGCGTGCGGCACCCACTGCGTGCGGCCAGTTACCGGCCGCTCGGGGCGCGACTCATCACGCAGCACCCTGCCGCCACGCTCCGCCCAGCCCGTCTGTTTCGCCAGTGCCTGCAGGGATTCGGCTTCCTGCGGCTGGATGGGTGCCCGGCCGGCCGGCGCGCTGTCCGTCGAGGGGCTGGCTTGCTGTGGCGCGATCGCTTCCGCCCGTCCGCCACCTAGCGGCGCGGTTGCGTGAGGTGCGGTAGGAACGGTGTCCAGCTGGGCAGCGTTCGGGGCAGTGGCTGACGCTGCTGGCTCAACATGCGAACGCGTAGGGGCCGCAACCGGTGCCGCTTGCTGCCCACTCGTTGCGGCAGTCCCGCCCGCCACGCTGTCGGGCACGTCTTCCTCATAGTCTGCCCGGTAAGGCGTAGCGGCTTCAGTCTGCTGCGCAGCAGCAGCCACCTGCGGGACGTGCGACGGTGCCGGCGTGTCCTGTGCCATGCCCATATCCGCCAGGCTGGGGCGGCTGCTGTCCTGGTAGATCGTCGGAGCGCGGGCAGGGGCTTCTGGCTCGGCGGCAACGGCCTGCGTCGCCTGACCCATGACGTTCTGCACCAGCCCCTGCAGCGGCGGTACCGGCGTAACCGGCGCCGCCGCCAAAGCGCTGATCGCCTCGCGCGAGCTCATGCCGCTGGTGTCCAGGTTGCTGGCGGTCGGCGCGGTAGGCTGCGGGGCAGGGGAGGGCGTAGCGGCGGCCGTTGGTTCTGCCTGGTGACCATGCCCATGCGCGGCTGACGACATGCCACCCATGGCGCCGCCGGCCGCCAGGCCGCTGGCCATGGCGTTGCCTACGCCCTGCATCAGCGGCTTGCCCTCGCCCACGTTCTGCCACATCTGCTCGGTACCAGACTGCGCGGCTTCCTCGGCGCCTTCCTGCACAATGCCCTTGACCACCCGAACCGGCAGAATGCCCGTAGCAGCGCGTCCCGACTGCACGTCGCCCATGCCGGGAATGTGGCTCAGGAAGCGGCCTATGAGGCCGGTTGTCACCCCTGCACCCAAGGCGGTGGCAGCCTTGAGTGGGTCCAGGTCGCCGTCTGCCTCGTATTGCGCTGCTTGCTGGCCACTGGTCTGCGCGCCCTCGATCGCGGCGCCCAGGCTGGTCAGCTTGCCCTCCGCCGCGTGAACCGCCTCTGCCGCCGCTTTACGGCTGGCCAGCGCTGCAGCTTCGCCGGTCGCACCTTCCTTGATCGCCAGCTCGAAGGCCTGGCGTCCGGCCGTGGTTGCAATCGTTTCCGCCGCGCGGCCAGTCACGCCCATCGGCACCAACAGGGCCGGCGCAGACTGGAGCACCATGTCGTATACCGCCAGCGGGTTTTCCTTGATCGCCCCCAAGGTGTTCCAGAAGCCGTCAGCCGTCTGCACGTTCCAGTTGGCCATCTTCTGGCTGTCGGACTTGTACTCGTCCAGATCTTTGCGCGCCTCGCTGAATTTCAGCCCGGACTTGGTCAGAGTATCAGTCAAGGATGGGCCTACAGGTACGCCATACTGATAGCGTGCCAGGTCTGCCAGACCTACCGCCATTTCCGGTAGTGAGACAGCACCTTGCGTCAGCGATATGGTGGCATCGCGGCCGCGCTCCGTATCGAGCGCGGCGCGCGTCAATGCAGCACCTGGCCCGCCCATCGCCCCCAGTGCGGTACGTACCCCCTGCCACACCGAGCCGTCACCGTCTCCGGTCTTCTCAGGCATCGGCGGCACGGAAGCAAACACATCGTCCAGGTAGGTCTTGGACTGGCCCGGGGCCGATGCGGCCGTGTCCGCGAAAACGTCATCCAGATAGGTGCGTGGCTTGACCATCTTATCGACTGACTGCGACATGCCTTAGCCTTTCACCTTGTTCAGCTGCGGGTATTTTTTGATGATGGCGGCCTGCGCTTCAGCCTGTGACATGCCGTTGGCCTGCAGCAGCTGGTACTCCTTGCGCGCCTGATCCTGCAGCTGCGCAACGGCATCGCCACCGGCTGCGCTACCGCCGCGCGCACTGTTCACCAGCCCGGCAGGGGACTGCTGCCCGGCACCGCCTATCTGTACCGGCGACAAGCTGCCGTCCGCATTGCGCACCACGGAACGGGTCACCGTCGGGGTGATCGTCCGGCTGGTCGGGTCCGGGTTCTCGATATGGACGTCGATCGGTTTGACCTCCCCCTTCTGGCCAGGCAAGAAGCGCGTACCATCTACCCCGTATTGGTTCAGCGCTGCCAAGGTGTTGGCTCGTTCGGCTGGGTCGGTGGTCTGGAGTAGCTTGGCTATCAGCGGCGTCGCCTTCTCTTGATTGGCGATCTGGCGATCAATTTGCGCCTGGGCCTGCTTGAGCCTGGCGTACTCCGGCCCCTGTTGCGCGCCGATCTTACGCAGTGCGTCCTCAATCTCGCGCTTGTGCAGCGCCAGCATGGCCGGGTCTTCCAGCTGGAACTTGGCATTCGCCGCCGCCTGGTCGCGGCCTTCCTGCGCCTGCGCATCGCGCATGTCCTTGCCGGCGTCAAAACCAATCTTGTCGGCCTCGGCCTTGGCCAGCGCATTTTTTGCCAAGTTGTCGCGCTGGTACTGGTCGGCCCACTGGGTGCGCTTCATAAAATCTTGCATCACCGCCTCGCGGTCGGCCGCCTTCTCCGCTTGCCGGTCCTCCAACGCCGTGCGCCGCGCCGCATCCTGCGCCACATAGCCGGCGCCGCCCGCCAGGCCGCCAATCAGCGCATCAATCAAGCCGCTCATCGCACGCTCCCCTTGCCGTTCTCATACATGTAAACGGTCAACGCCAGCGCCCGCATGGCCAGCTGCTTGGGGTTCACCTCGGGGCCAATCAGCTGCGCTGCCTTGGCCATGTCCAAGAGCTTGCCGACCACCATCATCGAGACCTTGCCCAGCACCTCATGCGGGATCTGCCGCTCCATGCCCTTGGCAGTCTCGGTGGCGCTCTGCAACAGGTTCACCGCCAGCTGCGCCACCGCCATTTCCAGGTCCTTGGCGCCTTCCTGCAGCTGGTGGGTGATGGCCTGCTGCGATTCCGGCGAGCTCATGCTCTCGCGCAGCAGATTGGCCACTGCCTGGGTGGCAGGGTCCAGGTTACTGGCGGACGGCGCCCCCGAGGGGTCGCCACCCGGTGCCTGCGGCGCCATGGCCGGGTCAGCGCCGCCTGGTGCCGCCATACCGGGGGCCTGCCCGGGCTGGCCTGCTGCCAGCTGCATCTGTTGTGCGACCAACCCCATCACTGACCTCCCTTGAACTTCACGCCGAAATCAACCGCCGAGCCGTGCTCACCCACCTGGGGCACCGCGCGCATCTTCAAGAGGCGCTGGTAGGCCTCTTCACTCTGGGCGGCATTGGCGGCAATCGACTTGTTGATATTGCGGTTGTCCTGGTAGCCCTTGAGCGCGCCGGTAGCCAGGCCGGCAATCAAGCCAGTGGTGCGCGAATCCCCGCCCAGTACGCTATCCAGCACCTTGGAACCGGTCGTGCCCAGTTGGGACAAGATGCCGCCGGAGGAGGCGCCGGCTTTGAGCTCGTCACCAGTCCACCTGTTACCGCTCGGCTCTACGGATGCGTCACCTTCTGCGCTACCAACCGACCCTTGGCGCTGGTTACGCGCACTTGCAGCCTCGTTGACGTCATAGTCCTTGCCCCAGTCCACCTTGCTGGTGCCTGAGCTGAACAGGCCCTTTGCCCAGTCAACCGCAGTGTCAAACCAGCCCGACAACGTACCCCACCAATCGTCCATGTCTTACTCCTTATCCCTTGCCAAACGTGCCCTTGACTGCGCTGCCGGCGGCTGAGCTCACCAGGTTAATGCCCAGCGCCTTGGGGTCGATCTTCTTGCCCAGCGCCAGCGAGGTACCGACGGAACCGCCCGCATTCATCACACCCTTGATGATTCCGTCGCTCCAGTTCGAGTGATCCACCAACAGGCCGCCGGCGGCGGTACCGATGCCCCCGGCCAGAGTGCCGGCCAGCAGCTGCTTGCCGTTCAAGCTGCCCGAGCGGATCAACTGCCCGGCCGCATTTCCTACCCCGCCCTTGACGGCGCCGGTCACGAAGTCCGAGGTCAGGTTGCCGACGTTGCTACCCAGCGCGCCGCCCGCCCAGTTTCCGGCAGCATTGCCCAGGTACTGGCCCACGTAGCTGGCAGCCAGGCCCTTGGCCAGGTCGGTAATGCTGCCGCCATTGGCCACGGTGCCGGCGGCAGAAACAGCCGCGCCGGCGATAGGGTTTACCAGCGAGACCAATCCGGCCACCAGCCCGGCGTTCTTCTGGAACCAGCCGTTCTGGCGGCTGTTGTTGGCCGAGGCGGCCGCCTCGACGAATTCCTTGTTCCCCACCACCCCAAAGCGCGGGTCGTACTTGAACAGGGCGTTCTTCACCAGATCCTGCTGCGCGGCCGTCTTCGCGCCCACCTGGTCGTAGACCTGGCCCAGCATCTTCTCGATATCGTCGTTGAGCGGCCCCTGGTTGCCGATCTGGACCATGTTCTTGTAGGTCTTGTCGACAATGGCCTGGTAGGTGTCTTGTCCGGTCTTGGCGATATTGGTGGCGCTTGCCCCCAGCCCGCCATAGGTATTGCCATTGCCAGCAGAGGCGCCGTTGAAGGCGATTGTGGTATTGCCTGCCATGCCTGCCAGGCCGGCGCGCTTCAAGAACTCGTCGCGGGTGCCATAGCTCGCCTGCGACATTTCCGCGTGACCATCGTCACCCGTGTAGTTACCGGTAGGCCGCACGTCGTCGATCATGTAGCTGGCGCGCTGCTCCAGTTCGGCGTCCGAGAGGTTGCCCAGCGCCTTCAAGGCCTCCTCGCGCGTGCCATAGACAGGGTCTACCGCCTGCACCTCACCCATATTGGCCCTGCCCTTACCCGCTTGGCCTTCTACGCCGTCGCTGATCAGGTAGCGCTTACGCGAGTCCGCATATTGGTCGACGGTCGTGGCCTGGCTGTGGTCGCCGGCCAGCAGGTAATACTTGTTGCCCTGGTTCTTCTGGATCTGCTGTTTGATATTGTCCGGCAGCCAAAAGTACTGGCCATTGGCCGCGCCATAGTCGGCGTCACCCCAGCCGGTATAGCCGTTGTTACCCATCGCATAGGGCGTATAGACCGGCGCCGCGGGCGTGCTGGGCTGGGTCGGTGCCGGCGTAGCCGTCGGCATCGAGGGCGTCGCCACCTTGTTGCCCAGCTGCAGGCCGCTGACCTTGTTACCCAGCTTGTAGCCGCCCGTTGCGCTGGTCGTGGTGGCCGTCGCGGCCGCGGTCGGTGCCGCGGTGGCCTGCATCATCGGCGGCCGCACCACGCTCGCCACCAGACCCTGCTGCGTAGGCGCGACGTCGCCCAGCAGCGCCGCGTTGTCGGGCTGCGCTAGGTAGTCTTTGTTCATGGCTTAGGCGTTCTGCAGTTCGTAGTAGCTGCCGTCAGGCGTCTGCAGGTAGGGCTTGCCGGCCGTGTCGTACACCACCACCCCCGTCTGCCCGCCCACGGTCACCTGCTGGCCCTGCTGCGGCGCGGCAGTGCTACCGCCGGCCGCTGCGCCGCCGCTGGCTGCGCCCGTGCTGCTACCACCGCCCACCGCCGGCAGTGCGTTCTGCAGCTGGCTGGCCGTGCTCGTCGAGGGCGTGAAGCCCTTCCCAAAATACAGGCTGTTGAGGTGCTGGATCTTGGTCTGCTTGATCTCTTGCGAGTCCTGCCCGTCAAGGATGCCCATGTACAGATTGGTGTACTGGTTGAACTGGTTGTTGTTGAGCTGGTCGCGGGCCAGCGCCTGGCTTGCGTCGAACTGCTTTTGGTTCTGCTCGCGGCTCTTGGCGTTCTCCGCCGCGTTGTACTCGTTCTGCGCCTTGGTCTGCGAGGCGCTGAAGGCGTTCTGTGCCTGGTCGCGGGCCGTCTGCACATTGGCATTGAAGGCCGTCAGATTGCTCTGGTTCTGCGCGCTGGCGTTGAACTGCGAGGCCTGGTTCTGCGCGCTCTGGTTGGCCAGCCCCTGCTGCAGATAGGTTTGGGCGTCCTGGGTGGCGATCGGCAGCGCCTGGCCTATCATTGCCTCGGTGCCAGCCTGCGCCGCGATCGAGCTATTCACCAGCCCGCGCGCGTTGGCCGTCTGCATCGCCTTGCCGGCGGCCTGGTCCAGCAGCGGCGAGCCATCGGCCAGGATCTTCTTGAGCTGGTTCTGCGCCAGGTCCGTGTCCTGCACATTCCGCGTGGTCGCCGCGTAGGTCACCGCCTCGGGCGCCTTGTAGTCCTCGCCGGCCTTGTAGCCGTAGGTGTTACCCCAGACGTTGGCCAAGTCCTTGTTGGCCTTCGCGGCATCGTCCATGCTCATGCCGGCGGTCATTTTTAGCTTGCTGCCGTCGGTACCGGTGTAGGTCGCGCCGCCGTCAGCATCGCGTACCACGTTCCAGCCGGCGCCGGTATCCACCTTGTCGCCTGCCTTGCTGGTGTTCCAGAAGCTGCCCCAGTCCTTGCGCATCTGGTCGTTGATCGTGCTCTGCACTATCGCCATTTTCCGCTCCAGAAATGCAAAACGCCCAAGGCCTGGCGGCACTTGGGCGATCGAATGAATTTTTGCCAGTGTAGCATAAAGCCGCTATGCACTCGCCAATCGTGGCTTGGTCACCACCACCCCCAGCGGGTTGCCCCAACAGTCGGTAGCACGCTGCACCATGCCGTCGTCGCGCTCCAGCAAGATGCCCAGCCGCGCCAGAAAGGCCCGCCTGAGCTCGAAGCAGAACCATCGGTCTGCCTGCTGCCAGTCGCGCTCCAGCCCGAACAGGAACAGCACCCGGCCCAACACCTGCCAGGCGATCGCTGCCCAGTCGTAGCGCTTGCCGATCTGCTCATAGAGCCACGCCCAGGCATCGTCTATCTGGGTCTGGCTGATGTGGTCCGGCACCTTGAATTCCTGCATGCCGTAATCCAGGTACTCGGGTAGCACTGCCGAGAGTGATACGCGCCGCACCCCGGTGGAGCCGAGCGCCTCGATCACATGGTCGCCGTCGATAATGCCCTCATGCGACCAGCGCGAGAAATTGAGGAAGCGGATACCGTAGCTGAAGGGATGGCGGCGCGTGCTGCTGATGATGCGAACGGTACGACGATCAGGCATTTAGCCCTCCAGCGGTTGCGGCAGATCCTTGATATGCCGTTCGTAGTCGGTAGTAGGCGCCCCACAGATGGCCGCCTTCTTCGCCGCGGTCATGGGCCCAGACCCGGGAAAGATCGGATTGGCGGCGGGCTGGCCGGCAGCGATCAGGGTATCCAGCACCGTGGCGAGTTCCGGGCCTTTCAGGTCGGCGTACTTGCTCATGGACAGGATGGTGACGGCCGCCTTGCAGGCGTCGTGACTGGATGCCGCAATCGCAAACGCATCCGGTCCAAGCCTGGCCGTCAGTCGGCCCGGGTCTATCCACCAATAGCGGGGATCAAGCCCGGTATCACTCCAGCGCAGCATGGGCGCGGTCGGCGTATGTAGTTCTTCCATGCCTTACCTCACTTGATGCGGCTATGTAGGACGGAGCCGTCCGACAATACCGCATAGTTGACGATGCCTACCCAGTCCGGGCTGGGCCAGGTGTTGCAGTACAGCCCCCAGGTCTGGGCGGCATAGTTGACGATAGCGACGGCTTTACCACCATTCGCAGCAAAGATGCCGCAAGCGGTACCGCTCGCCGACGTCGGGTAGAGCTGCCGGCGTATCCAGGTCACGCCGCCGTCGGCCGTCAGCAGCAACGCAGGGTACTGGTACGCCTGCGACCCGGAGACTTGCAGTGAAGCCACCAGGTTGGTGCCATCACTCGCTAGGTAGCTGATACCCATCTGGGTGCCCGGCACGCTGCGCTGCTTCCAGGTCACCAGGTCGTTCGTGCTGTAGATGCTGCTACCGTTCGCTATGTACGCCCAATAGCCATTGGCATAGGCCAACTGGTTGCTGAGGTTGAGCAGCACCGCCGGCACGGTGATGTTCACCCAGTTCAAGCCGTTGTCGGTCGACTTAAGCCAGCTGGTGCCGCCGTTGTGGCCGATCAGCCAGGTGCCATTACCGTCGGTGACGATCTGGTTGTAGGTGCCATTGGGCAGCGACCCTGGCAGCGAGGCCGGCGCCGTCCAGGTCACCCCGCCGTTCGTGCTGCGCTGGATCGGGTTGGTCGTACTGTTGCTGACCAGAATGAACACGCCATTGCCAAAGGCGACGCCTGCCGGGTTGCCCGTCATACCTGCCACAGCAAGGCTGGTCCGCGCCGTCCACACCGCACCGGTCGGGCTGGTCGAGATAGACAAGCCTGTGGCACTGGTCACCCCGACGGCGACAAATACCCCTGCACCGTAGGCAATGCCGGTCATGACGCCGCCCAGCTGATGCGCCGCGCTGTTGTAGGTCTTGCCCCCGTCCAAACTGTAGTCACAGTTAGAGGTGGATGGGTTGGCCAGCACGACCGAGTTGCCACCCATCGCAACCACCGCATGCGTCGAGGCCGTTATCCCCGTTGCCAGATCGGCACCCGAGACCTTCAAATGGTCCGTGGCCGCAGCGCGGGGGAAGCTTGCCGGGAGCGCCATCTGCATCGCACGCAGCCACTGCGAACCGTCTTCCATGGTGATGAATGAGCCCGAATCGGGCATGTGCCGAATGGTGCCTACAGGCGTGCCGGAACCGTAGCGGCTCTTGTTACCCATCAGATGATCCTCCAGTTGCTACCGTTCCAGCTCAGGCCAAAGCCGTCGTTTGGATCGGTACAGTCCAAGACCTCGCCGGCGGCGAGATCCATGATGGTCTTGCCGGCCCCGGGGTCGATGCTCAGCTTGTTGCTGCCGCTACCCCAGTTGCCTACCTCGTCGAGGAAGTACACCGTGTCACCCATGCCCGGGGCGCTCGGCAGCGCGGCCAAAATGGCCGAGCCGCTGCAGGCCACGCCCAGGCGCTCGTTGCGATAGACTGGCCCGCTGGCCAGCAGGCGGCGGTAGACCGGCGCAGTGAAGCTGCCCAGCTGGGCAATGGTCGTCAGCAAGGCGTCCTGGTTCACGGCCAGTTGCCCGGGTTGTGCCGCGGTGACGGTGGGGACGGTCACCGGCCCGGCGAACACGGCCGGCCCGGTAAAGCTCGGCGTATCCTTGGGCGCCTTGGTGCCGTCGACCGCGACCAGCGCATCGAGCTCGGCCTGCACCTTGTCAAAGCCGGTGCTCACCGCATCAAAGTCCGCCTCCACGTCAGAGGCTCGGGCCTTCTGCCCACCTAGCAGGTTCAGCACGTTGGTAAAGAATCGGTTAGCCACGGTCCTGCCCTCTTATGCTGTAAAACACATGCGCCGCTACGATGGTGAAACTGTCCGTAGTGGCCGATTTGCCGTAGACCAGGAAGCCCACATTGTTGCCAACGCCGCTGAGGTACACCGTCGGCTTGCTCACGATGCCCTCATCCCAGACAAACTCGTCCCAGTTGGCCACGTCCCAGAATCCGCCCGCGCCGGCGCTGTTCACCGTGTGGGTTTCCACCCGCTGCGTGCCATAGTCGTAGTCAGGCTGGACCAAGATGCTGAAGGGCGATACGGCCGCCATTTCCAGCTGCAGGCGGTGGAAGCGCTTGCGTTGCGCCGTGCCACCTGGTGCGGCATAGGGCAAGCGCAGAATGAACTCCATCACCGCGCCATCGAACGACGTGCCCCGCTCCAGTTCGTACACCATGCCGCTATCGCTACCCACGAACAGCCGCTCGGCTCCCGTCAGATCCTTATCCGCGACGCCACAAACGAAGGTGTGGGCATACAGGCAGCGCCCATAGCCGAGCACCTTGCTACCGATCAACGTGGGCACGATGGCGGACTTGTCACCCAGGAACAGGTAGTAGCAGCCCGTCCGCCGGCTGATCAGCGCAAAGCGCGCGTCGACCGCCTTCACCAGCGGCGCCACCTTCTCGCTGGCATTGCTGGCGGCAAAGTCGCCATAGGCCTGCACTGCCTGCAGGAAGGAAAGCCCGGGATCGTCGTAGGCCAGCACCTCGCCACCCACGTCCACTGCCGTGCGTGCCTTGGCCCCACCCTGGCGGCTGAAGCTCTTCAGCTGCCACTGCGAGGGCATGGCGCCATACAGCAGGTGAATGGAGTTGACGCAGTAGGTGGCCAGCACATCGCGCGTGCTCACCAGGTTGGTGATGGTGTCGCCGGTACCGATCTCGGTAGCGCCCAGCCGTGGCGAGAAACTGCCCGGCTCGCCCACGCCGCTGTTCTGTAGCGAGCCACCCGGGAAGGCCAGGAACAGATAGTTCTGGTGCACGCACAAGGCCCCCGGCGTATCGGTCGGCATGGCGGTCTTGAGCTGGCAAAACATGGTGCCGTCAAACTCAAAGGCCGGGTTCTTGCCGTCTACCCCGTACAGCCGCACCTTGTCGGATGAGCCGTAGAAGTTGTGCACCTGGGTGCGGTAGGTGCCACCTGGTGCGAGCATGTGCGCCGCTACCGCACCCGTCGCCTTGGCCTTGGTGGCGCCACCCACCACGATGTTGTTGCCGGCCGCCCAAGTGCCCACTACCGTATCCACCACCAGCCGCCCGGATGCATTCGGTGCGCCTGCGAAAGAACCGGCCGAGATCACCACCCGCAGCACCCGGGCCGAAGCCCCGGCGCCGTTGCTGATGGTGTCACCTTCAGCAATGGGCGTAGCATGGTTGCCAGTGTCGTAAGGCAGGTACTGCCCCAGCGGCACCGCAGACCAGCCCGCCGCTCCCGCCTTGTACAGCACGCACGCGGTACCGCCCGCATTGTCGCGCCAGGCATAGACCTCGCCCTTGAGCATGGCCACGCCGCGCACTGGCCCGTTGCCGGGTACCGTCTGTATCGCCGTGCGCAGCGCCTCGCGCGCCGTGTCGTCGGTTGCCGTGGACGGCGCCGCCCGGCCGTCGAAGCGCTCATAGCCCTTGATCCGCCGGTAACCCCCGCTCAGGTCACAGACATAGTTCTGCATGAACAGGGTTTCGCCCGGCTTCACAAACAGCGGCGCCGCGGCCAGGTTCAGGCCGCCGGCGAGGGCAATGCTATTTAGTCGCTGCGTCATGCCAACCGCCCGCTGTCGATGGTCAGGGCGGGCACTTCCTCGCGCAGCAGCTGCTTCATCAGGATGCCGTACTGCTCACGCGCCAGCATGGCCAGCTCGCTAGCGCTGTCGTTGCCGCAATAGAGCAGCAAGGCCTTCCAGACGATCAGCTTGTGCAGGTGCGACTTGATGGTCGGCACGTCCAGGTTGTTCGCCAGCTGCTGCGGTACCGCCTGGTATTCCAGCTGCAGGGCATAGCCCTGATCCGGCGGGCAATCCAGGCGCAGGGTATCGGCGGTCGCCTCCACCACCCGCTGCGGCCGTGTTGCCGGCGGCACACTGGAACCGTACAAGCTGCGGAACGTCGGCCAGTCCAGCCACTCCACGCGGCTGGCCTGACCCTGGCTATCTAGGACGCGCGCGGCATCCTTGTCCAAGCAAGGGAATCGCCAGTCCGGCGCAAAGCCCGGCGCCAAGGTCGTGCCCACAATGGTGTAGTCGCGCTGGTTGGCCAGCAGCGGCACCACCACGGTACGGCGCAGAAAGCGCCAGTTGCGCCGCATGCCCTGTATTTCCGTCCAGGCGTTGGCCACCCAGTTGACCGCCTTGCGCTCCATACCGCGCTGGCCAGCCACCGACTGGGGCCCTGGGCCGGACAAGCCGGCCTCGCTCCAGAACTCCTGCACCAGTTCCAAGAAGGTCATGGCTTATTCGCCCGCGTAGTCCTTGGCGGCCTCTTCACTGGTATGCGTGATGGGCGTGGGCTCACCTTCGCTCCAGTGGGTCAAGGTCTTGAGGCCGTCGCGCTCGATCTTGACGATCGTCGGCTTGCTATCCTCGGCTGCAGCTTTGTTTTCATCGCCGCTTGCTTGGCCGGTGATGGCTTGAGCAGCAGCGACTGCAACGGTCTTGGCTTGGGTCTTGGGGGTGCTCATGGTCATGTCCTTGGTAGTGGGTCAGTCGATAGCTTGCGTGTAGCTCAGGCGGCCAGCTGGGCCGCCTTCGCGTTGGCGGCAGCATTCGGGTCTTCGCCCATCAGCTGCACCACCACGCTGGGGCGCTCGACCGGAATCAGATAGTTCGAGCCGTTTTCGTCCTGGCCCTGCTCGGCTATCGTCTCCATGGTCGACAGCAGGTGCTGGTAGACCGGCTCAGGCATGGACACGGCCTCGTTGAACTTGTAGGAGAAGGGCACGCCGTTGATGCCGCCCTGCAGATGGGTGCGCTTGTCTTCGTGGTGCTTGATCAGGCGCACCATCACGCGCGGCGCGTTGAGGATCTGGTTGCGTGCGCTCTCGTTGTTGAAGTCCTCTTCCTGCACCAGTTCGGTGGCGGTTTTCTTGTTGCCGTTGGTGGCTGCCATGCTCTGCTACTCCCTGTATCGGTAAGAAAAAACCCCAGCCGGTCAGGGCTGGGGTTCTTGGCTTGCTGCTGTTGCGGCTGCTTAGGGCTGGCCGCCCGGGTTCACCATGATGTCGGCGAAGGTCACCGTCAGACCGGCCGCATCCAGTGCGGTCACGCCCGGGGTAAAGGTCGTCGCCCCGTTGGTCACCACCTTGATGTAGCCAACCGGCGTGCGGCTGGCCGGGGCCTCGGGGATGGTGCCGTCGCCTACCGCGATGGTCTGCGGGATCAAGCGGCCGGCCCAATGGCCCTGCGTGGTGTAGACGTTACCGGCGTTGTCGACCGACACCAGGTAGTAGGCGGTGCTGTTGACCGGTTGCACGCCGTAGGCCAGGGCTTCGGGTGGCGATACCAGCGCCTGCGCAGCCAGGGCTGCCTTGGCGTAGAAGATGCCGCCAATGGTGAACGACAGCGCCGCCGCCGTCTTGATGGTCGGGGCCGACGCGGCATTGATCGCCAGGCCGGCCTTGGTGGTGTTGATGTTGCCCGCGAGCAGCTGCTCGTAGGCCATATGCGAGTCGCGAACGCTCATTGCGTGGTCCTTTCGCGTGGACCGGCCAGCAGCGCCGGCCGGTCATGGTTTACAAGGGGTCAGCTGGCCGAGCCTTACAGGTCGGTGACGCCCACCTCCAGGCGGCACATCCACAGCTCGTTCGCGCGGCCGGCGGCAAAGTAGCCCTTGGCCGACACAAAGCCGACCTGGCCAGCCGGGTCGCTCTTGTCGATATCGCCGGGGTTGATGACGCGGATGTTGTAACCCGAGTCACCACGCAGCACCGTAGTGAACAGCGCGTCCTTGCCCAGGTACACCACCGGGTAGACGTCCACCGCGCCGGCGGTTGCCTTCATGCCGTTGAGCGTGGCGCTGCCGGCGCCGAGGAAGGCATCGAACAGCGGCGAGCAGACATAGGCCACGTTTTCGACCGAACCGATTTCCTCCGGGCACAGCGGCTTGCGGCTGCCGTACTGCGCCACCGGGATAAAGCCGGCCAGGTCGCGCACGTCAGCCGCCACGTCGGTGTGAGCCAGGGCCACAAAGCAGGCCTCGATCGCACGGGTAGCGATCTTGTCCGAGGGGGCCAGGATCTCGCGCAGAGTGCTGGCACGCATCGACTGCAGGAAGCGCACCACGGCGCGCTGCTTGCCCAGGGTGATACGGGTGTTGACCCCGTTTCGCGCGGTACCGTTGGCGTAGTACACGCTCGAACCACCACGCGCCACGCCCCAGCGGATTTTCTCGAAGGTTTCGCCGAACTGCTCGCCGATCAGCTGCGAGGCATCCGACAACACCGGATCTTCCGCCAGATCCTGCACCTGGTCGGTGATCTTGATCACCGATACCCATTGCTGCAGGGTGGCGCTGATTTCGGTGTAGCTGATTGCCTGCGGGAGAGGCGAAACACCTTCCACAGCGGGCGCGGTCAGCGGCAGCAGCGGGTTGGCGCGGCGCATCTTGATGGTGTTGGTCGCATTGCGCGGGATCTGCTTGGCCATCATGAACTGCGCCATCACTTCGATGGGCATCTGATGGGCAAGGGCTTTCATATCGGCGTAGGCCGAGGCGCGGGTGCCAATCGCGCTATAGCTGGTTTGTGCCATCTAGGCTTTCCTTTCAGGTTGTGGGTTCAGCGGAGTCCGAGCTTCTGGGCGTAATGCGCTTTCCAGTACGCCTCGTCGGACTCGTCAGGTTGACGCGCACCTTGCGCGCCCTTGCCGAGCGGGTTGCTGTTCTGCGCCAGCACCTTGCCGCGCTTGGCCTGCAGCTCCTCGGCCTGCTGTCGTTGCTGCTGCGCCTGCTGGTAGGCCGGCGAGACCAGCTTGAACTGGCGGGCCATGTAAGCCGCGTCCTTCGGGTCGTTGCTGTTGATCAGCTGCGCTACCGACGGCGGCAGCGACTGGACCCACGGCATAAACTCCGGGTGAGTGAACACCTTGCGGTAGTCGCGCACGTCGGCGAACTCCTCGGCGGTATCCAGCGCGTTGAAGCCGGCCGCGATGGCGTCATCCACCTGCGCGTCCTGTGCCCCTTGCGCAACTGGTGCCGCGAGCTCGTCAACAATGGCCTGGGTGCGTCGGCTGATATCCTCTTGAAGTGCTTTGGTCCGGCCTTCCAGCACGGTGGCCAGCTCGGGAAAGTCCCGTTGCAAGCGCGCCATGTCTTCCTGCTGTTGCGGGTCCAACTGTGCGGGCTGGCTGAGCAAGCCCTGCAGCTTCTTGAGTGATTCAGCGAGCGCGCCTTGTCGGCCACCATGGCTGCGCAGCTGCTTGTTCAGGCGGCTGATCTGCTCCGCCTGGCCCTCCAGACGGGCGGCCATGTCGCGCACATAGGCCGGCGCATCGGCAAACGGGTCCACCGACTTCTCGGTGGCGGCCTGGTCGGAACCTTCAGCAGCAGCGGTGGCTTTGTCCTGCGGGGCGTTCTCGGTGGATTCCTCCACCTTGGCGGCGGGCGGCACGGCGGCGGCCTCAGTGCCAAAGAACTGCCCGGCAAACTCCTGCCGGTGCTGCTCGTATTCCTGGTCCTGGCCTTGTTGGCCCTGCGCCTGCTCGGCGTTGTCCTGCTGTTGCATGCTTCTCTCCCTGGCGGCCGTGGCGGCCAGCTATGACAGCCCTTGCGGGCGGTGGAAAAACAAAACCCGCCGGCGGTTGCGGGCGGGTTCTGCGGTGAACGGCGGCCGTCAGTAGATCGACGGCGCGCCCGTGTGCTCTTTGTTGCTCGGTGGCATGGCCAGCGCCCGCAGGCGGCGGTAAGCCTCGATCTCGCCCTGCAGGCGGTTGATGGCAACCTCGCCCTGCACCTTTTCAAAGCGATCGCGGCAGCCCTCGATCGCCTGGTCCAAGACCTTGGCCAGCGCCTCACGCGTCAGGCTCGGCACCTCGGCCATTAGTTGGCGCATAGCCGCGCTGGTATCGTTCATATGCCATGTCCTCGCGTCAGTGCCAGCTCGGTTTCAGTATTAAAGCGCTGGTTCTCCGCATCGGTCTGCAGGCGCTTGCCGGCCAGCGCCGCCTGGTGGCCGGTCACGGTGGCCTCGCTTGATACATGGGCGATCTGTAGATCCGCCTGGATGCGCTCGCGCGCCACTTCAGCGTCCAGTTGCTGCCCTTGGGCATCAAGCTGCAGGCGCTTCTCCTTCAACTGCTGGTCGCCCTGGGCAATCTGTCCCTTGAGTTGCAGCTCCGCTTGCTTGTCCGGCGATACCTGCGGCTGGCCCTGCTGTTGCTGCTGGGCCTTCTCCTGCAATTCCTGCTGGTACTGCTGTTCGTCCTTGATGAGGGTAAGCGGCAACCGTGCCACTCGGTAGAGCTCGCGGTACAGGTCGCCCCACTTGGTACGCCCGGCAAACTCGGGATTGGAGCCGCCTACCTGGATGGCCTGCATCATCCGTTGCATGGCCTGTTCCTTCTCCAGCAGCGCCGCGGTACCGCGCGCCCGCACCTGGTGGTCACCCTTGATCGACGGGTCTGGGTTGTAGGCCATGTTCCAGTCGATAAAGCGCCCGATGGTCGGCGAGGTGATCTGATCATCCCAGGCTTTCACCGCGCGCCGCAGGATGCTGTTGGCGCTGTCCATCAGGATCGACATGCCGGCCGCCGTCTTGGTGATGTGCGGTGCCTGCTCGCCCTGGGCGATCAGCGGGATCTGCGTCTCCTCATCCACCTGCCGCATGGCCAGAGTATGTAGCTGCTGCAGCTGGTCGATACGGATGGGGATCTCCACCACGCGGAAGGCCTGCGACAGATCGGCGCGCTCGTCCAGCATCCGCCATACCCGCTTGGGACCGAACCCCGGCGCACCGTGTTCCGGCTCGACCAGCGCCGGGTTGTAGATCAGGTTGCCCGCCACACTCAGACCGGCATTGTCGATCATCATGCGCCAGGTTGAATTCACCAGCTTCTGCGAGTCGCGGCACAGGTAGGGGATACCGAAACCAAACATGCTGGTCGGGTCAGGCTCGAACACCGCTACCGAGTAGGGCAGCCGGCCCTTTTCGTCATGGTTGAGGGCCGCCTTGATCACCACATTGTCGATAAACCAGACCGTGGCGCTGATCTCCTCCAGCGGGTCCATCCCCTCGGCGTCCTCGACCAGCCCACAAGCCTCCAGGGTCGCCGGGTCCAGCGGGCCGCTATAGCGGAATAGCTCATAGCGGTTCTCGGCCGTGTGTGCGGTTGCGTCCTTGCCGTTGATCTGCCGCATCTGCACCAGGTATTCCGGCGCCACACGCGGCGCCTCCACCTCCTTCAGCACATGGCGGATCTGATCCACCAGCACCCCGTCGCCGCCTTCCTTGGCCAGCTTGCGCAGCTGCTTGCGGGTCAGGTAGCTGCGCTCGAATACATCCTCGGCGTCCTCGATCTGCAGGGCCGACTCGTCGGGGAAGAAATCGAAGGGGTCCACCGCATAGGCCGCCGGCACCATCTTCTGCCGCACTACCAGGTCCTGTACCCCGTTACCCAGATCGTTCCAGGCCTTCTCCGTCATCGACATGACGTCGACCGCACGGATGATGGCCGTGCCCAGCCTCGCCATAAATCGCCGTGCCTGGCGGCATTCCTCGGCGTAGCGCGTCTCGGTCAGCTGGTCGCGGATGGTGCGCTCCATCGCCTCCGACTTCTTCTTGGCATCGTCCATGATGCGCTGGAAGGCATCGCCCTGGCTCATCGGCTGGCCGTCGTGGTCGGTCACCGGCTGGCCACCCACCTGCAGCACCTCGTCCTTGTTGGCGAACTCCGCCATGGTCGGGATGGGCGAGGGCTGCAAGGCATAGTTGTCCTCATCCGCCGTCGGCATCAAGAGGTCATCCATGCGCGCTTCAAAGCTTGCCACCTTGCCGCGGGTGATACCGACAAACACCTCACTACCGCCAGCCGCGCGGATGCTGGCCAGCGTCTTCTCGTCGTAGCGGTTGTTGTACTGGCGCAGATCGTCCAGCCAGCGAGTCTCCAGCGGCCGCTTGTTGACGATGCGCTGCTTCACCTTGGCCAGCAGCTGCGCACCCAGCGCAGTCAATCGCTCTTGCTGCTCACGCTGCCGCGCCTCGATCTGTTCCTGATCCAGCGCCAGCATGTCCAATATCTGCGGGTCTTGCAGCGTGGTTGGGTCCAGCGGCGTGTCATCCCGCGCCGGCATGTTCTGGTGTACGGTCAGCATGGTTTCCTAGTAGCCCGTGGTGCGGTCGCCCACCTGGTGGCGACCATAGTTGTTCTGCCGCGGCGCGGGCTTGGTGATGGCAAAGCGCAGGCACATCATGGCGTAGCGCGTTGCACTCAAAACGTCATCGGCCTCTTTGACTACCTGGCCGTTCTTGCGGTGGTACAGGCGGAACTCCTCAAACCAGTCCGAAAGGTGCGAAAAGACCTTGAATCGGCCGGTCTGCATGCGCTCCAGCATCATCATCAAGCCGGCCTCGACCGAGTTGGTACCGTCCTCGAACAGCGCCCGCTCGGCGAGCATCTTCAAGCCCTGCCGGCGGTAGGACTCGGCCAGCTGCTCGCCGCTGCCCTTCTCGCTGTTCAAACCATCGTGTGGCCACGCCACCGGAATCCAGTCACCGCGCGGCTTGATCGCCGCCGCATGCACGATCGGCGTGGCTTCCCGCTCCCGGTAGCAGTCGGTCACGTACAGCACATCACTGTCACGGTCCCAGGCCAGCCAGGCGCAGGCAAAGGGGTGATCCCAGCCGAAGTCGATACCGGCGATACGCGGCCAGTGCGACGGAATCGCGAACGGCGGCACCGTGATCGCCGACTCCATGATCGGGAAAATCCGCCCGCTACCCAGCGTCGGAATACCCTTAGCCCGGGCCTCACGCTCATGCGCCGGAAAGCTGGCGATAATGCGGGCACGCTCCTCGGCACTGATGTGCTCGGCGTCCTCGATCGTCATGTTCGTGTCGGATCGGTCAGACGTCGGCTCCACCAGGAAGCGCCGCACCACCTCCGACATGCCCATCAGCGGGGTAAAGGTCAGCGCCGCAAAGCCACCGGTAGCGATGGTCCGCGCTAGGCCTTCGTCGTAGATATCCTGCGGCGGCTCCTCGTCGAACCACACGAAGTCGACCGGCGGACCCTGCCACTTGCGCCGGCCCTGCGCGTAATACTTGAACCGCAAGGTGCTCCAGCCACCGCTGGCATGCCGCACCTTGATGTAGTCGTACAGGTCTGCGACGCCCGACGCCATGCCGTAGTCGCCCAGCCGGTCCTTGGGAATCGCCCCGGTACCGACCTCGCCCACCAGACCCAGCAGCGCCCGCTGCGGATTGTCACGGGTGGATTCACCGGTTTCCGACGACGCCCAGGCCACGATAGGCCGATCCCAGCGCCGCCCTTCCCACCAATCCGGGTATAGGCCGGTAAGGTGGTAGGCCATTTCGGCGCCGCAGCAAAACGTCTTGCCGTTCTGGTTGCCCGCTCGCAGCAGTCGCTCGCGGTACTTCACGCCGGCAGCATGAAAAGCCCGCTGCTTGGTGTACGGCTTGTACGAAGCGAGCTTGTTCTCCCGCTTCCGCCGCGCCCGCTCTTCCAGCAGGCCCAGCAGCTCAAGCCGGCTGTTATCGGGCGCGACTGAGGGCTGCAATGCGCGCCTCGATCTCTTGGTCCGTCAGGTCGGCAAACTCATGCCGCACCGTCGTCTTGTCGTTGAACATGCCCAGGTGACGCATGATCAGCTCCAGCGCGCCTTTCTTGTCCACCGGCTTGACCTTCTTGGTGTAGGTCAGCGGCGCATCCTCGCTGACTGCAACCTCAGTTACATCAATGCCAGCCAGTGCAGCCGCCGTTTCGTCATCGAGCTCACGCACCGGCAACAGATTGCCGGCCTCGTCGAACAGTTTGCGCACATCAAAGAACGCAATCCGCCCCAGCTCCGTCAACACCCGCGCTTTGTCGATCGCCGCCTTATCCGTGGCAATCGTCGTCACCTTCTCGCTCAGCTGGTCGATGCGTGTAGCGACTTCGGGGCGCTTCATCAGCTCCGAAGCCGTTACCGTTGCGCGCGTCTCCGTATAGCCGCAGAGCTTGGCCGCCTCGGTCGGCGACTTGCCCGCCGCCACATGGCCAGCGAAAGCCTCATGCCGCTTGTTGCTTAACATCGTCTACCAACTCCAGCCCACACTCACACGCGGCTCCAGGCTCTCCCGCCTGGCCACCGCCTCGACGCGCAACCGTGCGCGCCACAAATCCCGCTCCAGCCAGATGCCTGGCGCCCTGTCCTGCGTCAGCGCCAGCGATACACCAGCAGCCCAGCCTTGCGGCGGCAGATCCAGCGCCTTGTTCAGCACCAGATCCTCACCACCCAAGAGCTTGCCGCCCTCGACCGACGCCACCACGCGCTCACGCCCATCCGGCATATCCACCAGCGACAAGGCCACATCGGCCGGCTGGCAGCTGCAACCAATGGGGGAATCCGGCGTTGGCTCGGCCTGTACCTGCAGCGTCACCTCACGCTTGAGCTTCGCCCCCTTGGGCAAAACATGCGGCGGCTTGGGCAGCTCGGCCACGGGCGTCTGCGCCAGCACCTTGGAGCCGTCCGCCTGCTGGATCTCCGGGGCAGGCGTCAACGGCGCAGTGGCCGGGGCCTGAATGGCGTGCCACAAGGTCGCCAGTCCCAAGCCGAGCACCAGCGCAAACAGCGCCACCACCAGGTCACGCAACAGCAACTGCTTCGGGGTATGGGTAATCACCATCACAGCGCTCCTTCACAAACCGCCCGCTCTCGGGCACGTCGGGACACCAGCCCGGGCAGCGGCTTGCCGCCCGCATACACCCAGCGGCTCAGCTGCGCACAAGCCCCACGGTAATCGCCAGCCCTGGCCAACTTCGCCATCGAGCTGCTGCAATACGCCTGGCTGCCCACATTGAAGGCAAAGCTGGTGAAGCTCTGCCGCACGTTCGCCGGCAAGCCTGGCGTGCAGTCATCCACCGCTGCCAGCTTCTTGCTCACTTCACCCACCAGCATGCTGGCGCACTGCTCGGCCGTGTAACGCTGTCCCATGCGTATGTCCGGCCCGGTCTGGCCAAAGCACGCAGTGGGGATGCCGATAGGGTCCAGGTACGTCTGCCGCACCTCGCCCTCGCTGGGGGCCACCAACATAGCGGCCGCCAAGACTGTGCCCGTCGCACCTGCTGCCAACAGCCGAGCACGCAGCGCATCAGTCAAAGCGGCCATGTCGCTTACTCCACGGCGGCCAGCTTGCTGCACAGGGCGTAGCCCATCAGCGGCCAAATCTTGCTGACTGCATCCTTGCGAGCGGCAGCACGGCCAGTCTCAGCGTTGAAGTTCTCCGGGCTGGCACAAGCAGCCTCGCCGGTAACGATGAAACCATTCTGCAGAACCAGCACGCAGAAGGTCAGCAGGTGCAGCCGGCTTTCCACCGTCCGCAAGGTACGGTCAATCTGCCAGAGCTCGCCACGCGCCACGGCTCCCTCAACGCCGTGCTCGGCGGTGAAGTAGCGTTCGCTGGCAATGTTGCTTTCGATATCCGCGGGCGTAACGCGCGGCGCGGTCAGGCCCTTCTCTTGGATCAGCTTCTCGATCTCATCATTGATCGCCACATCCGTAGCGGTCGGTGCACTACCCGGTAGAGTCATGTCTCAGCCTCGCTTATTGACGTGGCCGTCATGCCGCCGCTTATTGCGACGCACCCGCCACTCACGTTTCCAGCGCCGCCAATCGGCGCCGAAGTTCTTGCGTAGCACCACCACAATCTGCAGCAGCGTGTACGCAATGGTCAGGATCAACACCCATTGGCTCAGCTCCACGCCGGCCAGGGTGATCGAGCTCACGGCCAGCGGCGGCGCCAGCTTCGCCGAGGCGCCACCAAAGCCGGCAGCATCCACAGCGCCTGTCACGTCCCGTCCGTCCATGTTGGTCCTTACCCGTTGAAGTCCGGCCCGTCCTGATCCTGCCGCGGCAGCGCATCGGGCGTATCCGGCTCGTCCGAGAAATCCAGTCGCCACAGCCACGGTGATTTCTCGTTTGCCACGGGGCAGGCGGCATGCGCTGGGCGCTCCGTACCGCACCGGCCGCAGCCGCATTGCCGAGTACGTACCCAAGTCGCCATACCGTGCCCCAAAAAAGAAGCGCCAGCCGGTAGCCATTACCGACTGGCGCAGATGCTGCGCAGGTGGCCAGCGTCGCCAAACGCCTGCCGCGCAGCCCTACAGGGAGATTGCAGGGCCAGAAAAGCAAACGCCCCGGACGGGATTAACCGAACCGGGGCGCAACTTCAAAGCCTGACACTTTTTAGTTTATGACTCGCCGCCCAAAGGCGCAAGCCCACCCCTGTTTTGTACCGCAATCACCCCATCGAGACTCACCCCCAAAAACTTACGAAAACTTACGGAACAGGCACCCACAACCCGCCCGCTCCTCCCCGCCTTCTCTTCTCCCTCTCCTCTCCTTCCCAAGCCCCACCACGCTTAGCGCTCGCCCACCCCACACCCCAACAAGGAAGCGACCCACCCACACAGCAAGCCGCCCCCTTACGTTTTCTACGCACTGCTTACGCTGCTTTTTGCTCCCCTTCAGGCTCTCCGAGACTCGCGTATATCCCCTGCATGTACGCCTCCCCCGTCGCTGGTATCCACAACTCGCCGTCGGGCTGCAGGACCAAGTAGTTGCGCGTCAGCACATTCTTGAACCACAGGCGCCCATCAGCGTCGCGGCCCATCAGCATGAAATCGGTCGGGTAGCAGCGCACGCCCTCTGCCTCACGGTGCACTACGCGGTCCAGGCGCTCGGGGCGTGTGCAATGCCGCCGGGGCCGCCCGATAGCGCGCCACGCGGCCCCGCCCTTCCCGTCCGACTCCATGCGCACCTCCTCCACCAGCACTGACCAGCCACCCCGCCCATCGGCATCCAGCGACAGCACGCGGTCATGGCTCTGCCAGTAATGCTTGAACACCACATTCCCCGGCACATAGAACGCGGCCACCTCGGGCGGCACGGCCGGCGGCGCCACCGGTAGCAGCTGCTGAGCCAGCGCCCGGACCAATGCCGCCCAGCCCTCCACAAACGCCGACGACTCACGGCGCACCAACTGCAAGCTGCTCACCCCACGGTCTACCAGATGCTCACTCATCGCCTTGCCCTCCCAGGTACTCGCTCTCAAACATCAACTCGGTCACGCCCGTGGCGAAGTCCGTCACCACCACCAGCACGCCCCCATGCTTCCGGTCGGGCCGCTTCAGCACATACCGCGACACCGCCCGCCCCTTCACCCCCTCGGCCAGCTCGTTGGCTTTCACCAACTGAGCATCCGCCTCACCCCAGTCGCCACTGGTATGGCGCACCAGGTAATCAACCGGCGCCAGGTTGCGCCGAACCGCGTACTCCATCACTGCAAGCGAAACCATCACCCGCCCGCTGTTAAACCGCCTAGGACTCATTGACGCCTCCGTATCTACCACCGGCCGGTCGGCCGGTGTAGATACAATGTAGAGCCGTCATTTTTCCCTCGTCAAGTTCAATGTGTCGTCATTGTATCTACTTGATGGCTCATCTGGCAAGCGTAATACGCATTGATACGCAATAATAACGGGGCTTTCGGCGTGGTACGCGTGGAATTTATACGGTTAATAGGTATCTACTAATCGCTTGCATTTTATGTTGCAGTGTATCTACAATGTATCGTCATTCGATCAACCGCACATCCCAGCAAAGGGGCGATACAATGTCGATACGCAACAACAGTCCAAAGGACCAACATGCAGCAACTGGAGATCAGCAAATGGGGCAACAGCGCAGCCCTGCGCCTGCCGCGGGGGCTACTGGATGCAATGGGGGTAGCGATCGGGGACCAGGTGTCGGTCAAAGTGGAGAACGGGCAGCTCATCATCAGCCCGCCCGGGCAGGGCAACGCCCTGGAGCAGCTGACCCTCAAGGTCGAGCAGCTGCAGAAGCAGGTCGATCAATTGCAGGCCTCCGCGACCAAGCGCTGAGCAACATGGACGCCCAGGCCCACCAGCTTGCCGCCGCCTTTGGCCTCGATGGCAGCGCCATGGCCGGCCTGGTCCGCTTCCTGTTCAGCCGCATCGAGAACTACGGCTTCGACAACTTCGCCGCCCTGCCCGAGACAGGCAAGAAGGCCGCCATCAACGCCGCAGTGAAAGCCTACGAACAGGCCTCGCGCCGTTACTACACCCGCCTCCTCACCGATCCCGCCGCCTTCAACGAGCTGGCCGAGCAGGTCTGGGAAGAGATCAACGACCAAGCCGCCCAGGGAGTGCACTGATGGCTATCTATCGCCCACTGCGCACCATCGGTACCGCGCTGAACAAATGGGCCTGCGCCGGCAACTTAATCCCAGCCGGCCGCATTCGCTGCGCCGTCGCCGATGCTGGTATTGCCCTTATCTGGATGTCGCGTGACTTTGGCTACGACAACCGCACATTCGCCCAGCGCATGCGATCCGGTAATGAAGCCTGGCGAGCTGCATTTAGGACGCTATTCAACCTCGACGAGCCCTACACGCCACCAACCCCAGAAGCAAACGGCCCAACGAAAAAGCAGCAGCTGATCGCCGCCATACAGGAGTGGCGTGAAGAGACAGGGCACATCGGTAAAGGCGGCGTCGTTATCTGCTACTGGGGCGAGCCACAAGGCTGGCGGGATACGCTCCGCAACCCCGAGGAGTGGCTGCAGGGCTGCGTGGCTGTCGACGAGGCGGGCCAGCGCTGGCTCGCCGTCGGCGAAGACGATGATGACAATGCGAACGAATGGTATTTGATCAAGGAGGCAGCATGAGCGCGCCAACCGAACAGGAATTCCTGCGCGATGTAGCGCAGCACGAAATGCAGGTGCTGATGGACAACGGCGTCTATCGCCACATCCGCTTCAAGCAGCCTGGCACCGTCTGTATGCACTTTGATTTCATCACCTATCCCGGGCACCTGGTCTACTCGGGCGACATGGGCTGTTACGTCTTTTCGCGGTTGTACGATATGTTCGAGTTCTTCCGCACAGACCGAAAATACGCAGAGCGGAGCGGTCGGCAGCTGGCCATCAACCTCAGTTACTGGTCGGAAAAGCTGGAGGCCGTGGATGGAAACCGCCGCAGCGGCGCGGCCAAGGAGTACAGCCCGGAGAAGTTTGAGCGCGCAGTGAAGGAACAACTGGTGACGTGGTGGCGCGAATCAAACCTTACCCGCGAACAGCGCCGGGAGTTGCGCCAAGAGGTCGAATACGAGGTACTGGACAAGAGCCACGATGGCGACGTCCGCGCCTACGATGCCGCCCATGGTTTCCACCACACCATCGGTAGCCACAAGTTCATGTTTCGCGACTGGTGGGACCATGATTTCACCGACTACACCCATCGCTTCAAGTGGTGTTGCTATGCGCTAGCCTGGGGTATCAAACAGTACGACGATGCCAAAGCCGCTGCACAAACCACCCCGCCGGCCGAGCAGGCCGCGTAACTGAGACTGCCATGGCGATCACAATAGAAGCCTATCGCGAACTGCACGCCCTGGAGCGCTGCGACTTCGATGACGAATGCGATTCATGCGACAGCCCGTCCGGCGGCAGCTGGGTCAAGCTTTACCACGCCCCAGAAGACGTGACCGAGGCTGACTATTACATGTGCGGCTGCTGCATCGAAAAGGCAGCGGCCATTGACCACATGGTCAACTACGAATTTTGAGGAGGAAGGAATGTCGACTTGGAATTACGCCCAGCTTACTGCTGAGGCCGAGAGGAAGATTACAGCGTGGATGACAGAGTCCAGAAATCGGCCATTTGATGAGGCACGGCTGTATCGCAACTGGGCGTATGGTGCCTATCTGCTGTGGTCATCGATGACAATTCGCCATCAAAATGAAGGGGACGATGCAAGGCTACTGGCCCTGACCGAACGCGAGCCTCAAGCAGGGGGCAGCGAATGACCACCGACCAGCAATCCACGAACTTCACGCAAGAGCTCCAGCACTGGGTGCTCTTCTTCTTCGGCCTGGCCATGTTTGGTGTTGGCTTCTGGAAAGTCATGGCCGACAAGGCCCAGCCAGGCTACGCGCTATTCGCTGCCGGCTTGGTCCTTATCCTTCTAAGCAAGCTGCACTTGCTGAAAGAACTCAAAGTGTGGGGCATAGCGGCAAGCCTGCATGACCTGCGAGTAGCCACGTCCGAGGCGGCCACGATTCATCAACAATTAAACGCACTGAAGTCCCAAATGGACGAGAGAGCGGGCGAGCTGCAGAAGAATCTGGATAGCTCAGATGCCGCCATAAAAACGCTCCAGCAGGAACTCTCCGGGCTGCAGGGCGTGCTGGATCGCTCCGAGCAGGTGTATCGAGTGATCGCCGCCTCATCGAGGCAAGTGATAAGTCAAGACGGCTCGCACTGAACTAGCGCTTATCCCTCGACCGCCGATGCTGGATCAAGTGCGTGGGGTGGGCCTCCACCTCACGCACCTGCCATTCATCGCCGGCCAGGTAGAGCACCAGGTACACGCATTCAACCACCTCCACCTCCACCAGCAGGCAACCCAGCACGTAACCGGTGGCGATCTCGAAGAACTTGTAGCGCCCGTCTATCCAGAGCTCAACCGTATCCGCCTCGATCGCCTGACCGTGCGGCTTATGGTCGCCGGGCGTCATGCCCATCTGCAGCAGATTCCCATACATCCAGCACCCAGGCGGAAAGCGCTTGCTCGTCGCCGGCGCACCCCACTTTGTCAGCCGGTGCTGCAGTTGGCTAACCGTCCCGTTCCTGGGCAGCCGTACATAGGAGTCGTCGCGCCCATTCATCCAGCGCTTCCCATCAATGGCCACCTCGATATGTGGCAGTGTCAGTATTGGTTTACCGGCCCAGTCCATGCCGGCATGATAGCGCCAAGAGAACGAACGTTCACCAAGAATCGGCGAGCGGAAACAGCACGCCCAAAAGAAAAGCCCACGATGTTACGAGCATCGTGGGCTTGTTCAGAAAGGCATCACTGCGAGCAAAACGACTACCGCCACATGTGCACT